TAAGTATGCTGGTCCACTGTTAGAGTTTCCTCTGTTTGAGCAGCTCCATCTGTTCCGTATGAAATTGCTTGCTCTACAGTTTTATCTCCAGTTGAGATTTGGTCAAATGTTGGGATATGAATTTTATCGCCACCACTTGCAACAAATGCGGAAAGGTCGTTTGCATAATTTGCAAATACCAGTTTATTTTTGAATGCTAACTCTACTGCTGGTGCCCATACTTCAGGAACAAATACATCATGAGATTTATTTGTTGCATCGCCCTGACCACCAG